ATGCACCTGAGCTTATATCAGCTGCTGGGCTACCTAGTGTTGGGAGAGAGACATTTGCATAACTAATTAAGTTACGCTGTAGTGCAAATAATTGCCAAGGATTAGCTGAAAGTGATACAGGGTCAACCCTTCCTTGGATGTACATGAATAAGGAAATACTCCCATTGAACCCCGATGTTAGCGTATCAGAACATCCAATATAGGTTGTTGTTCCAGCAGCATTTGTAGTAACCGTACCTGCGGAAGCACCTGATTGATTTACTCCATCAATGTAGATAAACCAGCTTATTCCATCAAATCCATAGCATACTTTAAGTAATGTGCCAAGAGTTACGGCATTAATAGTTGATACCCTTGCGGATATAGAACCTGTTGATGTACTAGATACTATAGAAAGTTTACCTGATGTGCCTATGGTGAAAACCACATTATTTCCATTGGCAGAATAGACGACTATTCTGCCAGTGACAGCTGTAGGATTACATACTAAAACTGATGCCCACGGTGTAGTTGGATTTACAAAACTAGGTGTGGCTAATGTACCTCTATCGGGAAGTGTGCTAACAAAAGTCCGTGTTAAACCTATTTGACCAACGCTTTTAGTCGTTCCTGTATATGTAACTTGTTTCCCTGTACCAAAAATATCATAGTCTGAAACACCCAGCAGGAATCCATAAGCTCTGGATGCAATTGGAGCAACTTGACAAATACTTTGTGGTTGGCTTGTGCGTGGGGCTATAGCCATACTAAGCTACCGTATTGCTGATTTCAGAAGTACGAACGGTTCCAGAAGTGAGCGCGACGCCAAGGTCATTTTTTAGGATGACTTTAAAAGCATAAGGAACATAGCCCAAGGAATAAAATACGCTAAATGTTCCGATCTGAGTGACGGAGGATGTGTTCATTGGAACAGTACCTAAGAAGCGCAAGTTAGTCTCATCTGTCGTCGTTGTACCAGAAGTCGGCCCCGATCGGAAAGTAGAGCCATCTAAAGATTCTTGAATAAACGCGACAAGCTGCTTATTACCTGCGGGCGTACCAGTCGTAGCTGCACTAACCTCCACAATAACATCGATAGGTTGATTAGTATTGGGAGTATAAGTATTTGATACAACGTAGGTAGCAGAGGCAAGAGTAGATAAACCAGTGACAGTTAGGGCTACTGGTGCTGCTACAATTTGTTTTACGGTAGCCATTATAGTCCTTCCAGTGCTTGCGCAATCTGTGTTGCAGATACAGGGTCATCCAAGAAGCCCAACGCTTGCATGTTCGAAATACCTTGTGCGTAGGTGGGAAGTGCTACAGCTAACGCATCCATTTGAGCTTGTAAATATGCGTTGCCCAAATCGAGTCTTCCAGCATTAATGAGAACCATTGTCCATTTAATATTGGCATTCGACGCGCCCATGGATTCCAGCGTGTCTAGAAAATCACCTCCCAACCCGTTAAACTCAGAAAGGAAAGTACCTACACCCACCTCTGTTTTAATACGCTTAATACGACCTACCGAGACAAGTGCAGCAATTGCACCATCGTCTCGGTTAGCCAGCATTTCTGCTGTGCATTTAGCTTGGATTTCAGCAAGGAGAGTCATAATTACTCTGCCAAAAGCTCAATCTGATTTTCATTGAAATAACGCGATGCACTTGCACCTTCAGAGTCTTTCCATTCAACCAAAAATTGTAATTCGCCTGTTTCTGGGTCTGCATGAAATCCTGTAACCACACCTTTAATCTGTGTGGTAATCACTTGCTGGATTTCGTCACCTTTTTTAAATTTAACAGCCATGTTACATGCTCCCTGTATATGTGACGTTAAGTGTGTCCAAGTTAGCAACAGCTTTATTACCACCAGTAAAATCCCCTGCGCTGTAAAGCGTTCCTGTTGTAGAGTCAATTGATGCACTACCTGCCATATTCATAAAACAGCCCGCTACAGTACCAGAGCTTGTAATTGCAAAAGAAGCAGCAGCACTCATTACTTTGGAACCAGCAGAAGCAGCAGACCAAGCAGGTGTCTTGCGAGAACCTGTGTAGGTTGGTGCGTTAGCTAGTCCCTGCTCCAACCAAGCAGCGTGAGAGGCTTGTGTATCGCCAATTACAGCAGTTCCTACACCCTTTAAGCCCATTACAAGAGCAGCAGTATAAGCCGATCCTGCAAATAGTGTATCTAGTGCAAAATTTTTGCCAACAGTTGTAACAAGGTTAGGCATTGTTTCCGACCATTTAATATTACCGTCTTTATCTAAACAAACAACATCATAACGGCCGTGAGCACGCATTTCTTCAGAAAGACTACCACTCTTGCAGATACCAGCACTTGTGCCGTCTTCCGCATTTAACTTTTCAATTTCGAGTTTCATAATTTACCTGCAAGTGTGGTTAATAAATATTACTGCGCCCAAGGCTGTTTAGCTTCAGCTTTAGCAGCAGCTTTTTCAGCTTTTGTCAAAGGCTTAACTTGTTCAACTTCGCCTTCTTTGTTGAACAATTTGTGAATTTCTTCATCAAAGTCTTCTTCATTGATTACAATGTAACCAGAAGGGTTTTCTTCGGAAACTTCACTTTGAATTTTTACTACAGGACAAGAATGTTGTGACATGATATGCTCCAAACTATATTAGAATTATAAATAAACCCCAAACCGAAGTTTGAGGTTTATTCGTATTGTAGCTATTAACCCAGAAGGATTGCGCTGTGCTGTTGCTTGACACCCTTAACACCCCATGCAGCAGAAACTTCATACTGCATTTGGCGATAAGCAGCATACATTGCAACTTCGAAGCTAATACCTGAACGTGGATCAGTTATAACCATACGATCGATAGCCATATCGCCTTCGTTTGGTAACGCAGGGGCACGAGTTGCAAGAACCAAGGAGCTACGGCAGAATGCAATGTTTGTTGTTGCAGTATTGCCAATAGTCATTGCTGTTGCAGAAGTAGGGATTGCTTGACGCAAGCCTGGAGCACCAATTGAAATAGTGCCAGGAGAAGCTACACCTGCCACAACAACATACTTATTAGTGTCACCAGCAAAAGTAACTGTGTCACCTGCAAGCACTGTGCCAGTACCAGTAATCAAAGGAATATCTGTTACGCCAACAGCAAAACCAGCAGCAGTAGAAGTATAAGCAGTGCCTGTACCCTTAGTTGCAGCAGCAATACCAGCGGACTCATGGAAAGAAAAACCATGAACGTCAATTAGCTCACCTGAACGCAAAGTTAAATCCGTACCAGATTCGTTTGCTTTTGTTAACTGTGTTAATGTGCGCAATTTTGCACCAGCACTTGTACCAATAACCATACAACGATCTGAAAGCGGAGCACCATTATCGTCCAAAATCTTACGAACGTTTGCAGTATCAGACAAATCAGTTGCAAACGGTGTACTGCCAGCAGTACCATAAGAACGGCTTGATGCTACAACAGCAGCGCGAATTAAGTCAACTTCCATTTCGTTTACAAGCGTGCGGATTGCTTGTGTAATCTGGTCTTGTTGAATACGTGCAGCACCATTACCAGCGTTATTAACGCCTAGTGTTTGTTCGCCGTTCCACAAGAATGGAACACGGCGAGATTTGGTAATGGTGAGTTGTGTACCGTCAACAATTTGATCGCCATCGTTAGGTGGCAATTGGCCAGGGGTAATGTCTGTTGCAACACTTTGACGAGTATTGAAAGACTGGACAACTTGACCTACTGCTACGCGACTTACGTCTGCATCAAGTGTTGCGCAAGGAATTGCACCCACTAATTCGCGGGAAACAACATCCAACGATTTAAACAGTGGGCCAATTAGATTGGTGAGTGTATTTGCCATGATTTTTAGTTCCTATTAATCTATAATTTTGATACCGCTTGCAATAATTGCTCCTTTTTCGTGAGCAGGAATATTGTCAAAATCGGCGCGTTTAATTACTTTACCAGTGCCACTGGAATCGCGGACACCACTTGAACCGCTACCGCTTGTACCCATTGGGAACCAGTGAGGCTTGAGTTCTTTTTGCAAATCGAACCATTCGGAAGGACTGAACGGGGACTTACCGTCTTTTCCTAGCACTGGAACACCTTCGGTATCCAGTTGTACTGCATTGCCTTTAGCATCCAACGAAAAAATGTTACGAGCGTGTAACAAAGCATCGTCTACTGCTGCTGTATGTAAACCTTTTGCAGCTTGACGAATCTGGTTGTCCAATACGCTACCCTTGTAAGTATCCGCACGAGCAGCTTCAGCTTTAGTCAATAAACGCTCTGCTTCTAACTGCGCCAAGTGGTCAGCTCTCATGCGCTCTGTGTACTTATGAATAACTTCGTTTTTACGACCTTCTGAAAACGCTTTAATATCTTCATCGTGATCTAAACGATTTTGTATTTCTTTAATCTTTTCAGGATCAATGTCCCCAAATAACTTCAAACGATCGCTTGTTGTTTTCATTTTACCAAGCAATTCAGCATTCTTTGTTTTTAAACCCGAAGTAGCTGCTTCCACTGCTGCATCAATCTTTGCTTGCAAAGCTATTGCTGCTTGTTGTGCAGCTAACGCTGCTTCTGCTGCTGGATCGTTTTCACGTATTTCTAAAACTGTTGTCCGGTGACTTGTGCTGTATGCTGCTTTTTTATTTGAGTTCATTTAATTCCCCTTGGGAGTTGATTAAAAGGACTTAGTCCTTACAAGTGTAATCCTTAAGAATAGATTTACAGTAGCGAGTATATTACTCCAAGAAAAACAATGCAAGCATTATTTGCATTGTTTCATATATGACCACACAATTATTTATTTTGAAGCTGTGTTATCGTTGGAGCAGGTGTTGCGGGAGTTGCTTTTCCTTTAGGTGACTTAACTTCCTGATTGCCCGGAGTTGTTGGCGCATCTAGCATAGGAGGTGGATTTGCGTCAAGTTCTTTCTGCTCCTCTTCCACTGTTTTATCCGTAGGAACAATTTCACCCTTCTTCAAATTAGCAAACATTGTGTCGTAACTGTACGCACCATTTTGCCATCCAGCAATAATAGCAGTAAGCGTTAACGCATCCATTGGTACAGCAAAGAAGTCTCTGTTCAAAGCAAATTTAACATCTTTCGTTGGCGCACCAGCAAATTCACAAAATGTTTTTAAAGCTTTCTCAACACCAATAGAAATAGCTTGTGCAACACTGGATAACATACTTTGCTCACCGCCACGGTGTATAGCTGCTGTATTAGCGGACTCTACCCCACCCTTTTGTGCTTCTAGCATACGAGCGCCAAGAACTGCCATATAATTTTCTTTTTTACTTAGGTTATCGCATAGGGACTGCAAACCCTGACCAGTAAATTCCAAATAGGTAGCTTTAGCATCAGGTCTTGGAAATACCCAAGCTGTCATGCTGCCAATATAAAAACTTGTATTTTCAGTTTCAGGTGTATAGCCGCTAATGACTGGAGTTGGTAACCCTGTGAAGTGACAACCATGCTCGTAGTCCGCTGTTGTTCTGTAATGAGATAAATTCATATCTACTAAGTCAATAAGTGGCGGTTCATCTACGCACCAGCTAACATCATCAACACCAATAAACTGGAAAGGTATTGTGGTTAGAAGTTTACCACCAACCATAGGGAAAGAGGTACTCTCTAAAACGTCATCGCCTTTTTCGTTTATTGTAAAGATACGAACGCGGTACATAACGTCTGTACCATCAGCAGTATCTATTAAATCTAAAACACGGTATTGTATTTTATCAGCATCCGCAAATTCGTTAAGTGCTACGCTGACAATTTCTTTCAAAACAACTTTGGAAAGAATTGTTTTATTTTTGATAGTCTTTGTTTTCCAATTTATAATACTTTGCGCTTTATAAAGTTTCATTGACGGACGGAAATTACCTATAATTGCGTCCGCTGCTGTAGCGCCTAATGGCGCAATAGGGAAATCCACAAATACACCAACACGCCCTACCTTTAAGCATTCCTCGGAAAGCTCCAAAGCAAAGATATGTAAGGACGTACCAGACATTGTAATGTCTTCAGTCATTTCCTTAATAACTTCGGGAACTATTACCGCTGGAGGTTTGCGAAATAGCATACCTTGCAAGCCTACCACTGTTCGCCAAGTTGCATTGTAAAACGGGGTTCGTCCCAAATAAGACGAATAGTCTTTAGCGTTCTGTTCGCCTAAAGCAGGGAGGTATGCTGTACCCATAGCATGTATAGCATCTTGCCCATCGCAAACGTCTGTACAACGAGACCATTTGTTTAGCATGAGTGTATATTCGGGATGTTGGTGTGCAACTGTCATGTTAAGCTCCGCCGATTCTAACTTTAAATACTTTATGGTCTGCTGCTAATACGCGATAACGCATTTCATCAGCAATATGATCTTCTACATCTGTATCAATATCGTCAGGGTCTTTTGTGTCCCTTGCAATATGTGGTATTGTACGAATAAAATCTCTACAGGTGTCAAAAATAACTAAGCCGGGCTTATCTGTATCGTCTTCACCTGTTGCAGACAAACGATCTCTAGTTAGTTCCCAACCATTCTTTCTACTGCCGGGTTTCTTATCAGCTGGGTTCCAAAACACACCTTCCGACTCCATGTTCTGCCCAATAGACGCATCGTCTGTTACAGCGTAAATTGCACTATCTGCAGGCCCTATATTAACACGGTTTTCAATCCGCATTAAACGTTCTCTAGACATAATACCAATGGCAACATTCTTTGCTGTCATTCTTAAACCTTCGTTTGGCTTGCCTGTACTACCGTACCACTCACCAATGCGAATAAGTGTGCCACGAGGAAAGCTACGGTTAGTGCCATCTTTCATTATAGCGTCAGTACCATCCGTCTGCGCCCACCAGCCAACACTAAACGGTTTACTGGAACCCCAATCGAATGCTCTATCAATTTTCCAGCTAGAGGGAATATCAAACGGTTTACAAACATGCTTTTTAGCATTCCACAAATCATCGAACATACCACCAGACGTAATATCCCAACTACCTTCTAGCCAAGCTTTACGTTTATTCTCATCCGTAATAGATGCAAGTGTTTGTATGTACTCTTCGCCTAAGTACGGGTTCTCTTTAATAGAGCCAAACAAAGCGACACGCTTATTACCTTTAGGGTCAGTAATAACTTTCCCGTAAGGTGCAGGGTCAATAAAATAATTTTTAACCCACGCATGGCCAACACCATAAGGGTTAGTTGAACTACGAATAAGACGAGGTATGTGTGGTAACTCTGCTGTGCCTTGGAAACTAGAACGATTTGTCGACTTCATAGACTCATAGCAAGCAATGGAAGGCCAACTTGTAAGTTCTTCCCATCCAACAAATGGGTACTCGTGTCCATGGTATGACCAATAGTCTTCCTCATTTTCAAATGCACGTAACAGTAACTCTTCGCCAGTAGGCCAAACCCATTTAAGATTGCTACTTCCTGCAAGAAAGCGAGGTGCTTGTGCTGAACGATTAAACCACCTTTTAGACTTAGCGATAATATCGTCCAAGTGTTTGTAGTTTCGTCGAAATATAACGCCCCGCCAGTAATCTCCATAACCTCGTCCGCAATATTGAGCAAACGCCATTAGCATTGCATCGGTTTTTCCAGGCCCCCTTGTTCCAGCAAAACAAACTTCTCTAATCGGGCTTTGCAAAAATAAACTTTGAGATCCGGGCAGTGCTTTCCAGACTGGCGGAATAATGAGTTTATTTTGCGGTAAAGCAAGCGTATTAGATTGCGGTAAAGCCAGCATATTAGAGCTTGGAGCAAAAACTGACATTATTTCATTTCAAATGGTTGAGCTTCATCGGGTGCAACATTAGTTGAGCCTACTAAAGCGTCCTGTTGTGCCGCAGCTTGCTCTTCCCATTGCTCAGGTGTCAATAAGCCAGGAATGACAAATGTACCAGCGCCAGTTAAGTTTGCGGTCAGTTCTGTTTTAACAGGAACGTCCATACCATGTAGAGAAGCAAGTTTTGCTAAAGCTGTTACGCGAGCAGCTTGACTACAGCCTGGCCCTTTGTATGCAGCTTCTTTAAGCAAAGATGTAATAATAAACTGCTTCATGTCCGCAGAATCTTCTTCAGCTGGACTACCTACTGTAACTTTAGAACGTTCTTTTTCGTTAATGCGGTTCAGTACATATGCTTCTTCTAAAAAGCGAGTGCTATATTCCTTAGCATGAATTGGGCCGTAGCCGATACGTGTACACGCAGCTAAAGAATCGTAATCAATTAGGTATGCATCTACGAATTGATTACGCAATGCTTTTTCAGCGCCGGACAAGTTGTCCATCACTGGTAATTTCATTGGTTGATAATCGTCTTCGGACATAATATTCCCGCTTGCATTGGATAATGTTTGGAGTGTATTGCAGAAATGCGAAACAATGCAAGTAATATTTGCTTTATTTCGTACCGTAGCGTTGCGCTATGGGGTATAGGTTGTGTTTAAAAATGCAGTTTGGTAGTAAGTAGCACGCTACATTGCGCAACGTGCTACAGCGTGTTTAAATTAACGCCAATTTCCAATATGCCAAACTATTATTTCTGGTCTAGTCGTTATTTCTTCCACTATTTCTTGATAAATTGCATGTTGCGCTTCTGTGCGAGCTCCTGTATGAAGTATAACCACACTAACTTTAGAATTCGGTCTGCAATGTCCTTTTAAAGTTACTTTTGAATATAACCTTTGATAATTATTTATAGGGAAGTGAATACAGTCTATAAAGTCTTCTACAAAGCGTCCGCTATCTCCATAAATAAGAATTTTAGTAGAGTCTAACAAAGCTATTCTTAATAAATTAAGCCAAAATTGCGCATTTTCTCTAGGTGCAGCATTACGGCGCAAGCTAGATTCTATTAGCGTTTTTAGAATACCTTCATTTTTTGATAAATTTGTGGTCATTTTTGTAAGTACCAAGTAAGGGTTTCAGCAGCTAATTCCCAACTATCGCAGCAGCGATAAAGGTAGCCGTCTAGTTGAACTTGAGTACCAAAAGCTTTTTGGTTAGCAGATTCTGATTTAAGTTTTCCAGGCTTCTTCATTTCAATAAAAAGGCCATGAAACCCTTGTCGCGCAACAGGTAGCATTAAATCGCTTACACCAGACTTAACACCTTCAGCTTTGAGGCGAGCTGCAACAATAATATTACGTTCCCCGCCATTTGGGATTGCAAATAGTTTAGATAGGTCTGGATAGGTTATTGTGTTTTGGGAACACCAGCAAAATAATGCTACTTGGTGCGCATGTTCCGTATTTGGTTTAGCTAAGTCTTGTGGAGACATTATAGATCCTTAGTCAAAGGTTGCATGTTACACCGCCATTGGAGCTTTGATTGCTGCTTGTGGATAGTAATTTAGCAGGGTGAAATCGTCTGGACAGATATAGTTTAAAAATTCATCTACACTCATATTGGCACGGTTTGGCGGTAAGCACATGTCTAAAGAGGGCAGTTGTGTTGCCGTGCGGGACAGTTGCTCGTCCACTTGCTCAAGATGGTTTATGTAAATATGCACATCTGCAAGCATCATTGTTAACGTTCCGGGCTCGTAATTAGTTAAGGCGCTGAGAATATGCAATAGAAGAGCATAGCTTGCAATATTAAAAGGTACACCAAGAAACATGTCACAACTACGCTGATACATAACCATGTGAAGCTTGCGTGTTGATTGGTGTGGTAATAGTTGAAAAAGAAGGTGGCACGGAGGTAATGCCATTTGATCAAGTTCAGCAGGATTCCATGCTGTCACAATAATACGCCGAGAATCGGGGTTTGTGCGAACTTGGTTTATTGCATTTTGAAGTTGGTCTATGGAGTTTTGCTGCCCTATTGTCGCCCACTGGCGCCATTGTACACCATAAATACGTCCAAGGTCATCTTGTTCTTTACGGTTAGGGTTGTCTAACCATTGTTGGTTTTGGTTTGCATTAGCGTCCCAAATGTTACAACCTAGCGCACGGAAATCTGAAGCATTATCCGTACCACGTAGGAACCCTATAAGTTCGCCTACAACAGCTTTCCAAGCTAGTTTTTTGGTCGTCATTGCTGGAAAACCTTTTGCCATATCAAACTTGAGCATGGCGCCTGGAATGGTAAGTGTGTCAATACCTGTTCGGTTACATTGACGAATACCTTCGTTACGAACTTGAGATAGTAGGTCTAAATATTGTTTCATGCTTGTTGCTCCTTGAGTGGTTGTTGTTATTGTTGTTATTGTTATTGTTGTTGTTATTTAAAAGTGGAATGAATGATATGTAGTAAGCTAGATAGTAAGCCTAATAGAGCGCCAATAACAAGGCAAACTATAGCAAAGATTGCTAGGCAGATTACAGCTATTAATTTGGAGATTAGGGATATTAGAGCGGAGATGAAGCGGAAGAGGTGGTTAAGTAGTTTCATTGTATTCCTAATCGTAGTGAAATGGTGCGAGTGAGAGTGCGCTAACCACACAACAAGGTTGTCTAAGTCCTCTTTTGCCTGGAGCGAGGCTAGAAGTTAGTTTTTATGCTGCGGGTTAGCAAACTGTAATGTAACAGGGTGCGTTAGGGAATGCAAGCTAGATATTATCTCTATTTTGCCTACGTTTATTTTGACGTAATAGATCTCTATCAAGAAATTGTAGATCTAGTTGTTGTTGTCGATCTTGTTGTTCTATTTCTTCTAGTTCTTTTAATTTCTGTTTACGTTTAAAATCTTCTTGACTATCCTTGTGGTCAATTACATTAATAATAATGATGTAGGAAATTAGAAGAGCACAGCATATCATAAGATATGCTACAATTTGTAATGGCAGAGGTAGATTTAGCATAATGGGGGTGAATATAGTTGTGATGGAGGTGGTAGCTATTATATATGTTAAATAGTTGATGTTCTATATAGATTTATTTTTTATTTTTTTTTGGAATCGGAAATTGGAGTCTTTGGAGATGTACCCCCCTATTTGATGTTTGATGTTTCAGTTGGGAGGGGTAATGTATGTGGTATAACTGTAACCCATATGTTGCACTAAAGTAACTAATTTACTTACAGCAATATTGTACCAAAGCAATATTACACCCAAGCAATATTGTACCAAAGCAACGTTGTGCATGTACTAACATACCACTTCAATACCATACCATACCACTTTGCGGTTATATTACAGTGCAATATAAGTATTGCTATAAAGCAATAGCGGTTTAAACGCGCTGTATAGTACTTTAACGCGCGTTAAGTAAGCTACCCTCACTACCCTAGCGGCCACCCTAAACAAACGCAGCCTGCGCGGTTTTACCTATGTAAAAACAGGGTTAATAACCCTACCAAAACCCCAAACCATACCGTGCTAAGTGGTACGGGTAACTGTTGTATAAATACAACAAGCAAACACTTGCCAAGCCAGGTTAGTTGTGGTACACGCGCACGCGCACACACACACGCACAACTACTGTACATATATACAGTGCTACACTATATAACCAAAACAGGTAGTTAACGCGCGTTAATATAAGCATACTGTTGTTGCACTAGGTAGATGTTTAAACTATAGTTATACCTAAGCAAGCGTAGTACCACCACATAATGCTGGTTGGGTTTTATTGCTCTTTAACAATTTATAAGTATGTGTATATTTTTAAACAATGCATATTATACAAAGTAATTTGTTACCTTATTGCAATATTGTAGTAGGGTAACGAGTGCGCTTTGCACTATCACAGTAAAGGTAAAATTATGTACACAAAATATAAAGCTCACGCGCCTAGTATTTCTTGCTATAAAGACAGGATTGCTCTATTACGTCAGCTTGCATTGCAACATGCACAAAAACCTAACCCACTTGTAAAGGTGGCAAAATGAGCAAAACAATTATGGACGCAACTGTCAAAGCTAACATTGTGTCACACATGTTAGAAAACGGTCGTTATCGTTGCAAGACGAGAAAGGATGTAGAAATACAATGTTTCAAATGAGCAATAATGAATTAATGGATATTTATTTAAGCGAAATTGGAATTATTGGTTTCACAACTCAAATCCTTCACGCAATGAACGAAATCCAAGCATACACTGAGCGGCAGCGAAACGGGCGCAGAGTGTCCGGATTAAAGTAATCTTTAATGCTACTCTAACCAGTAGCATTTTGGATGCGCTTTGCATCATAACTTTAAAGGAAATAAAATGGCAGAAATTAAAATTATGTCTTCCCCTCAGGATTTAATAAATGAACCTACAATGTTTATTTATGCAATGGGAAAGATTAAACATTGGGATAGTAATGAGGACAAAAATTATTGTTATTCTATCCATGCAGATTCCAGAGTTGCGGACGATGCTCCACCACATAAGTTTCCAGGATGGCTGGAATGGCAATTGTGTGTCTGGAATGCAGATAACAATAATCTTGTTATTGCAATCGCTTTAATCCAACGCTCGAAAACAAGCGAATTTGAATCTCATTCTTAAAGTAATCTTAAATGCAGTTCCTAACCGAGCTGCATTTTGGATGCACTTTCGCATCGTTAATTTAATTAAGGATTATTATGAAAACTCAATCTACGTCTGTTGCAAAGTCTGCAAAAGCACCTAAGATCAAAGCTAACGCGATTCCAAAAGCTGCCAAGGCAGCAATTAAAATGGAAAGTCTATCTTTAGCGTCTGATGTGCGTGCAGCAATCGCAGAAGCAAACATTCCAAATTTAGATGTACCTATCGCTGCTACTGTTTCACACAATGTTTTCTCGAATTTGATAAAACAAGCCGAGGGAGCAGTTGTTGAAGTAATCGCAGACACTGTGGCATCAAGTTTTGAAGCCGAACTGGCTGCATTGCAAGCAAAGCACGGTTTCACAGGTAATGTAAAATTCACAAAGCCTAAAGCGGAGAAAGCTTTAAAAGTTTCTCGAATTGTGCAAAACGGAATCACACGTCCTGCAGATGGTACATTGTGCGGTTTAATCTGGTTAGCTGCTGATCACCACACAACACCAACCTCACCTGCTCAAATCGCCCAACTTAAAGCTGATGTAGCTTTGAAAGATGTCAACGATCATACAATCAAAACACAGTATGCGCGTTGGAGACAGTTCAACGGTGTAACAGGTCGTCTGCAAAATGTCTCGAAAATTGCAACTCCAACAGTGTTATCGTTTGGCACAATGCAACCGTTCTAAAGTAATCTTAAATCCAGTTAAGAAATTAGCTGGATTTTGGATCCGCTTTGGATCATAACCAATTAAGGAAATATTATGTATAAAACTTTCGATGCTGCTCACAGCGAAGCTGTTAAGCAAAACCTAGCTGACGGATGTGTTGTTCGCATTTGCGCTGTAATTGAAAAACGTATCATCCCAGATGGAACAGGTATTGAACATTATGTTTCCGGCTACATTCTGTCCGACTGGTGTGATGGTTCAACTATTCATACTGTCTCGTAATGGCTCAAGCTAAACCAAAGCCAAAGCAAGACCTTGTAAAGCTAAGGCAGAATGACTCTGGCAAGTGGCAAGCTCTTTTGTGGTCAGGGCAATACAAGATGTATTTTGTTATGCCCATGTCTACAAATATTGACAAGCTAGCTTGCGTTAACATTGCGATTGCTTTTTTAAATAAGTATGAAATAACTAATTAAGGATCGTATGACCACACACTTGCAATTCTATGCTACGAATTCCCGTCAGCGTATTAATCTTTTAATAGACCAATATTCTGAAGGAGGGTTTGAAGCCGCTCGTATTACAGAACGCGACACTTTTTACTATACAACGGAGCTGGAAGATATTGGCCCAATGTACATTATGAACGACTTTGGCGATGCAATAATGGTTACCTCTGAAATGCTGCGTCAAAAATTTGTAATTTACCCTCCTCTTAATGCTCTAACCTAAGGAATTATTATGGACTCACAACAAATCCTCGCTTGCTGCCTTTTAGAACTTTGCAAGCAAGACGATATCAAAGATCCTCAATTTGAAGATATTAGCGATAGAGAAGCAGCTTTGATTTTAAAGCTAATTTCTGAAGGTAATCACCATCTGGATATTAGGCAAGCTAAGTCTGGTGAAAATTGCGGTAAGCTTTATCCTTGGCCAGTTGCTAATTGCAACTATATTGATCACGATAGCGAAACCTATTTAGAATTAACCGCAATCTGGAAAGCAGAGTAATCTTATAGCTCTGTGACAGAGGGTTATTGGATCAATTTTGATCAGATGACTAGGAAATACTATGGTATTAAATAACTTTAAAACAGTAGATGTGGATGCTTGGGCGGACTTCCCTAGCGATTATAAAAGCACTAGTTTTGAACGCTCAAACAATACAATGGTTCAAGTGGTAAAAGGTATCGTAATTGCATACGTGCAATATCCCATGAACGGAATTGAAAAATCATATCACATAATGAATGATGATTCTTTAATTGCGGATCAGAAAATCGTTTATAAACTAAATAATTAAGGAATATCATGACAACCTACAAAATTATTCGTTTCTTTAAAAATTCGAAAGTTAGAAATGAAATTGTCGAAACTGGTCTAACTTTAGAAGACGCTAAAGAATGGTGCATGTCGGACGAAAGCTCTAGCACCTCTTGTAGCGATGCAAAAGGCTATCCGCTTCGCACAAAAGGCGCTTGGTTTGAAGGCTATGATCCAGAATGAAAAATATCCAAGCCAATATATTAGCTCAAAAAGAAGCACTTAACAAAGTGCTTGACCATCATATGATGCTTAAATTTAAAGATGATGGTGCTCGCTACATGGTAACGTATCCTGAAGGTATGTGTTTAGGCGGTTGCCGTGTTCATTATTCTCAAATGGGCAAGATTAAAGCTTTGCAACTCTTGCTTGAAAAGATGGATTTGCACTGGAAAGAAAGCGGTATTAGTTAGAAGCAAGCTTGCAACTATTGCGCAATGCAATTTAAAGCGCTTTGGTTGCAAGCAAGCTGCATTTTTAAACAAGGGTAGCTACCCTACCCTACCCAAAATTTTAAATGCAACCTAGCGCGTTTAAAACGGTTTAACCAATTAAAGGAATTTATATGAATAAGCGATTTCCAATAGGATTGACATTTTTAAAGAAGCATTTTCCTAAAGCGAAAGAAATGACAAAGTATTCGATTTTGAATATTTATACAACAAAGAACGAAGCTGGTAATGTGGTAAAAATCGAATACCTGATAGAGCATGATTTTCTGGGTATTAGAATTACTGAATTAGTTTGCGATACAAGTATTGCTAGATGTTTGTCCAATGACCAATTAAAGGAATTAAAATGAGTGCAACAGCCAGAATGATAGCTGCTTTTCGTCAATCGCAGATTTACTTTGCAAATCACGAAGCATACGCCGATTGCAATAAACAACGTCTGTGCAGCATGATTGAAGAATTGATTAGTAAGTTGAAGTACGAACAAGACGCAGCTCAAGAGTTTGAAATTAAAGTGAACGCTTTACAAGATTTGTATCCGGATGAAATGGATATTATTTTTGATAAAGTTTACAGCATGTTGAAAGTTTATAAGCGTGAGCAGTTTGATGCAATTTTGGGAGAAATAGAATGACCACACCATCTACAGCGACTTTAATTGTTCCGCCCAATTATGAGTTGGCGCTTTATGGCTGGCAGTTTACCCATGTTGTATTTAAAGATGATGTTTTGTATGCAATGAAATATAATGATGTTATTAAGCAACGAAAAGTGCCTGAGTTCTGGTTGACACCAATGACGTTTGTAAACTGTATTGATTTTATTTTAAATGGGTAGCATAATGAAAATTAAATTAGACATTGATTGGGTGATATTTATTATTAGTCTTGGATGTGTTTTAGTTGCATTATGGGTTAGTTGACCACACTGATGCTATAAATAATGCCGCGCTAGATGTTTAGTGCGGTTTTTTATTGATTGTTTGATATATGCGATTGTTGTTAAAAAAACAGTTGTTAAATCATGCAACTTTTATGTACTACGTGTTGCTATAACGATAGTTAAGCTAAATAATAAACTATACTATATAAAATATATATATATTTATTATATTACTATTTAGTTAGCTGCTAAAGGGTGTTTTTTTTTTTTAATATTTAAAGAAAGAAATAAATTTATTTATTTCCCACCATCACTTTACATCTTTTATATTATATTTAAAATGATACTACCATTTATATATTTTTTATATTTTTCCCATAGGTAAATTAATTTTATTTATTTTATAGCTTTATTTTAAATTTATTGTTATATTATTTTGCTTTTAGGTACTAAAACATATTTTACTATAAAACTAAGCAAAAGCATCAACCAAATAATTTAAAAATTTTTATTTTCCTAAGGTCTATATGTCAAACACAAATCTAACAATAAAACAGGTTATTCTTGCAACCAGTTTACAAAATGCACTTGTATTTCCCAGATTCCCAATTAGCTTCAATCGCCACGATAGATGTTTATTCTGGATCGAATATAACAATAGCTTAACAGCTCAACGCTTCGTTTATCAGCATTACGACTCCCACCTAAAACAATGGCAACCAAAACGCAACAGTAGGTATCATCAAGTTGTATTAGCATCTCTAAACCCAACATCCCAACTCCTAGATATTATTACAATCAATAACGAGGACGGTTGTCGTTTAATAACCCATGAGCATCCCGAACCTAAATACTTAGATTTACAAAAAGTAATCGACCAATATTATCTAACCGAAAAACAACAACAAAATCTAAATATAACAAACCCCAACCCAACAAACCCAACAAACCCCAACCCAAATGTATTCGGCTTCCTCCACGAACCTATTGTGTGGTTAAGCGAACCATCCTCACAACCATCACCAACAACACCAACAACACCAACTATTTTAAATTCTAATCCCGATATCCAAAACATACCTCACATAAGCTTTGCATATCCTGAAGATTACCAAATAGAACTAGCTAAACCAAAAAGGGGAGCGCCTTTAAAAAATAACGATCCTGCTGTGTGGGCTGCTAAAGTTGCAATTGAAGAAGAGAAAACAAAAAGAAGGATTCTTGGAAAAGCATATACGGATAAAGATTCAACAGACACTAGCTGGATTAGAGCAATGCACCCTAGGCACTTACATAATAAAACTCGTGCGGAACGTGCTATCTGGTATTTTGACAACGACAAAATAAACCCAGACAATTTACCAATCAAGGAATCTATTAAAGCTTACGACAAAAACTTTAAAGACTCAATTCTATATCTACCATTCTTAGACAGCTTTACTCAAATTCCAATCGCTAGCGAAATCCGTAATAAAGACTATTGGAGAAATCGTGCCATAGCTTCTCGTGACCTAACACAATTCACTCTCTTTCACAGCGAGCAACCTTTAAATAAACGCCAACAAGCTCTCACAAAATTTGGCACTATACTTCGTAAGTTAAACGAAGCTTTTAACTTTGACGATCCCGCTGGCGGTCACTTTGAAAACATCTTAGACGAATGTATTGAAATGTTTCATGCTGGTTTGCTATACACTACATATCCAGATGCAAATGTAGACAATACAGACCCAGACATAACATTCCTACTCGCTCAACTTCCCATCATCCGTGAAATCTTTGAACAGTTTGCAATGCAACTTCAACAAACCAAACTAATTAACATTCCACATCCTAACCACATTGGCTCACTTGACCCAAACCCTAACCACACATATCACGTAGGTGGTACTCTACCTATTGAAGTGTTTAAAGCAATGAAGACATTTAAATTAGTTATTACACCAAGCTTGGAACCTCATTGGAATAGTATTATAAACGGTGAAAACATCTTTGTTAAAAGCAGAGCTAGAAATGCACTCAGAGCAATTGTTACCAATAGCCTGCTATAAACCAAACAACCAAACAACCGCACAGGTACACCAAATTCGCACCACACTGCATTTAAACCGTGTACCCTATGCGTTACCCTATACCCAAAATTTAAACAGCTTAAAACCGCTTTAAACAAACCAACCAAACCAAACCAAACCAAACCAAACCAACCAACCAACCAAGGACTTACCAAAATGGCAGACGATGTAGACAACACAGATTTAAAGCAACAACAAATGCTCGATGCAGCAATCGAGAACACCCGCAAGATGGCTTCACTAATAACAATTCCTTCATTGTGGTTAGCAGGTATCTGTGAATATTGCGAAGAACCAACCGCGCGCCTTGTCAACAAACATTGCGCCCGATGCCGTGATAAACTTAAACTATCCTAACCACAACATGACACGCAAACTCCAACACCAAACTCATTATTGGATAAATAATCACAAAGTCTCTCAACAAGTATTCAAATGCGAACCTTCCGGTATGCGTTTAATCCTTTACCTATACACGTTCTACAACGTAAAGTCTCGTGCAGCTCTAAGCCGTAAAGTTTCTATTGCTGAAGCTACTATTTGTCGCTATTGGTGTGGTCACCAGTTGCTATCTGAAATATCTTTACTCCGCATTCACGAAGTAACACAACTTCCGGTATCTTTCTTACGTCAACTTTGTGGTGTAACTTATGAATACCATTTACAACTTCACTTAAAATTAAAGGCTCCAAAATGAAAGCTTTCTATTTCTACTTATCCATTGCCTCCTTAGTTCTCTCCCTGCTATCCGTGTTCTTTACTCTTGGTCGTTTACATACAGCACAAGAACAAAACAACTGTCTCACTGCCTCCATTTCCTACTTAGCTGACAGTACCCCCCTTGCCGAATACGAATCTAGACTAACTGCTATCAAAACAGTCTGTAAAGTGCAACTACCACCAGACCCAGACTCAGACCCAGACCCAGACTCTACAAACCAAACTCTAAACATCACAACCGCACCATATAACACCAAAATATAATTAAACATCTGCTTTACACCTCTACTTAACTTGCGTTAAAATATGCTTACTTACTAAATAACCTAAGTAAGCAGCTAACCATAATAAGGTAATACAAATGGCTAATAAAATGACATCCACACCAACCACACCAACAAAACGAATTCCTATTGCAGAAATTCGTCACGCAATCTGGGCAGCAACACATTCCCGAAATAATCATTGTAATGGTGGTACGCACGATGAATTCATTCGTTGCAATGTACCCGTCATACTCGAGCGCCATCTCACCAAATTAACGGAAATACTTCCGCTAATACCAAAACGTTATGAGAAAGAAAAAGAAGACTGCTTTAAAGGTCTTGAACGTTGTAAAGATTTGATTGCTCATTGGACTCTGCAACAAACACCGGACAGCATTACATACCGTGACAGAATACAAGGTACGACGCAATATGCAGAATCAGCGTCTACTTGTGTCAAGCCTACGCTAACACTCTGTTCAACCAAACATTAAAAACTTAACCCTTACAGGTATTCACATGCCACACACAACACACAAACAATTAGAATCTATGCTTCAGCGTATCAACACAGCTATTGTTGACCCAGACGGTGTATTTGTTCTCGACCGATCTTATGGCGGTAATAAACTTTGTTTCAAAACGCTACATGGTTACTTGGATATTCTTCAGTGTGTTTATGTATCTAAATCTGCACTTTACGAACTTATGTTTGCATTCTTAAAAGGTGCAACTTTCAAACTTAAAACGAAGGAACCAAAATGCCTACCTACCGAATAATGACAGTTGGCGAACAATCTGCAACTGTAGAAGCAACACCTTTCGCCTATCTTGTGCAAGGTGAAAAGTTTAACTTTATTTATCACGAAGCTATAACCAGACAAACAGAATTGTAATTACGCATGTTGAATCTGGTCGTAAGGTTTGTGATGTTTCTACTATGCTTTTGCATCGTTATGCACATTGCCGTTTAGATGCTGTGGAAACAGCTTTGGACGATTTTATTAACAAAACAGGTCAAGCTAGAGTTCGCAGCGTACTAGCAGGCGCTAAACCAATGTAAATCCGCTTGCTTGTTTGCTTTACGTGCGTTATACTGTATTTGCATTACAAGCAAGCAACCCTAAACCAACCCAACAACTCAAGAGGTAACAAATGACACAATTCTCTACACGCATATCAGGTATCCCTTGTCTGATAGACGTAACATACTCAACTAAATTTATGCCAGCTACCTTTAACGATCCTGAATGCGGAGGCGACTTCGAGTACACTGTGCTAACAACCAAGGGCAAGCCTGCTCCTTGGTTGCAAAGCAAGGTAACGGACGAAATTGATGCGCAACTTTATAAAGAGTACCTTGCTACTATAGACGAGGACTACTAACATGAGCGCTCCTCCTAAACGGGGTAATGCAAACCTTGTGCTGAAACGTAAAGCTTATTTTGAAGCTTTTCTAACAGCACGTGGCGCGGAAGTATTACAGCCTACAAATGAATACGAATTAGTACGTTTTAAGTCTGGTTCTAATACATCTATTATTTACAGTAAAAAAGATGGTCGCTTAACATTTTACGGTGCAGCGGAAGAAGCTTGGTTCGCTTTTGTAAGCAATAGTGCTTGGCGTGCTTCTATACCTATTCCTAAACGCAATGCGCCAAGCCTTGCTACTTTGCAAGTGCGTGATAACAATACCTGTTTTTATTGTCTTCAATTAGTCTCTAACGAAGACGCAAGCGAAGAACATTTGTTGTCTCGTACTCATGGTGGCCCAGATACTCTACAAAATAAAGTCTTAGCTCATAAAGTCTGTAATAGCCATGCTGGGCATTCAGACTTATTTGCTAAGATTCAATTACATACCCAAGCTGTTTTAGCTTTATATAAAAGGAATACACAATGACAAATTTTTCAAATAATTTTGGTGCAGATAGTCAACTAAAATTAGACCAAAAAGAAATAGACGATAACTATATTAAGTATAGTATTGCTGTTCTTGAAAAACGCCTTACTCAACAAACCATAACCACACTAAGTACACCGGACATAGTTTCCAAATATCTTGTTTTGCAACTTGCACAACTTGAGCACGAACTGTTTGGTTGTTTATTCTTAGACATTGAAAACCGTTTAATTATAAACTTACCTATGTTTCGTGGTTCTCTTGCGCATGGTAGTGTTTACCCTCGCGAGGTTATTAAAGAAGCTTTAAAGTATAATGCTTCAGCAGTTATTTTCTATCACAACCATCCAAGTGGTAGCATAGAACCCTCCCAAGCTGACCACACCATCACCAAGAAATTAAAAGCTGTGTGCGAATTAGTAGATGTGCGCGTACTAGACCATATTATTGTTGCAGGTGTAGAAACTTACAGCTTTGCGCATCATGGGACGCTATAATGACACAAACACAACAATCCACAATGCACAGCATCCAAAACCACATGTTGACATCTTTCTTTACTTTGTTTGTGGTTAGCGTTATGTTCGACCTGTTGGGATTCAATTATGTGCATCGTACAGACCCACGTCTACAACCACAAGCACCAATTGAGGTTTGCACCAGTCAAGCTGCTATGCAATGGTGGACTAATACGGACAACTTGGTGGATGCACGTAAAAAGCTTTGCTACAATGCGTTAAAACCTAAAGGTAAGCTAAACCCTTAACCCTACAATTTAAAACGCATAGCACACCGCTACGCAAGCGCAAACAACCTAACCGCAACCGCAACAAGGTACACCATGCAAAATTATTTAATAATCTACGTAATTGGTCTTTGCTTAACTATGGTAATATGGTTTTTATTAAACGGTATTAACAAAAAGGACGACTAAATGAAACTAGAACACACAAAAGAATTTAATGTACAACACGCCAAAGCTGGCGCCCCTTACGCACAGCGGAACGGACTAGCTGCACGTATTGGAATATGGAATAGTAATCATCCTAATGGCACTATGTTAGTTGGAACGCAGACGATTCAAGGGTATGAACACTCTTGTTCGTGGGAAGCTAATGGCAATAATCCAAATGGCACCAAGTCAAATGACTTAGTTATGCTCCCACTAGGCTACTGCGAAGACAAGCCCGTATTTGTTGGGGATGAGCTTGAGCAAATAAATGGTGACCTTGGTTGGGCTGTTGGTGCTGCTTTTAACAACTTTACAAATTTGAGATGGAAACGCACAACACCAGTGATACCAACATTAGGTTCAGTAGAAAAAACAGATATTGAGTATATGCTATCTACTTATCGTGCAGAAATTGAAGCTTACTGGAAAGCACTTGATGAATTTAAGGGTGTTGGGAAATGATCCATATCTTTCACAACTGGTCAAAGTGGTCAGAGTTAGTTAA